GCAGTATTAGCCGCTGGTTGACTTCGCCCAGCTGCGATCGACAATCTATCAGCTGCTGATAGTGGTTTCTGTTTTACTGGCTGTTGAGCAGTAGTAGCCGCTGGTTGAGTAGTGGCTGCCGGCTGAGATGCTGGCGATGCTCCACCTATGGTATCTACAGCAGATTGATACCCTTTCTTAACAGCCCGACCAAATCCCTGAGGTATACCAGCAACCGCACCTATGGCCTGCCCAACTCCACCTAAGGCTTTGCCTGCTACACTACCTACTTTTTTAATACCTTTGCCAATGTCTAGCTCGTCTAATTGTTGGCTTTCAACTAATATTTCATTAATTTTCATGGTGTTGCTATTCCTAATTGTTTTTGTAAAGCAGCGATCAACAATCTGCGATCTCGTGGACGATGTTTGGCCACTTCGGCAGCAAGTTCTTGATAGGTCATTGTTTTAGGAGGCTGTGTGCCCGGCGGAGGTAACTTCATAGCTTTGTATGTTTGTGCTATAACAGTATCGTTTACTCCTTGTGTTTTCAAAAAATCAGCCAGTTGGTTTGAATCTGTTGGACTTCCTGCTTTAGACCAAGCAGAATTTAGTTTATCTGCTGTAATCTTAGTTGTGAGATTAGCACTGATGGTATTGGCTTTTTGCTTGATCCAACCAAGTGGACCTTCTTTTAACACTCCTTCACTTAATAAAGTGTTGGTGTGTTGACAAACACTGTTAAAAATCATGTATACTTGCCCTTCACTTAACGGGCGAGTATTTACATAATAACTTTCATTTGCTCCAGCAGCGGCCTGTCCAGCAGCAGCCGATATTACAGGATTCACTATTTTAGCAGCATCTCGCATGGCAGCCACAGCCGACTCAACAGCACCTGGTTTAATTACAATTTCAGCAGCATCCATAGCTGCTTTTTGATAAGCAGGATCAGCGGCTTTGGATAGGAGTTCAGCAGCTACTTCTGCTGACTTTGTCATGCCTGCGTCAACAGCACTGAAATAAGCATCACTGTTGCTCATAAAATCAATACCTTTGGTCATGTCATTAGCGGATTGCATTCCCTCTCGCCAGGCACGAAAATCTTCTGCGTTTAGATAAGCGCCTTTGCCGTTGAAATTAACATAGTACGAATTCTTAATTTTAGTAATTGCTCCAAGTTGGTTTAGAGCATCAGCAGCAGCTTTAACTCCGGCAGCAGTTAATCCTGCTACTGCTCCGCCGGCGGTTGCTCCTCTCCCAACGGCAGTTGATGCTTTTTGGCCTTTGAGTAATCTATCAGCAATGTTGATAATTGCCGTAGCTCCGCCTACTCCTAACCCAGTTGCTGTAATTCCTGCTGACAATCCACCTACTGCCGCTAATCCCAATGCCGCTGCCATTGAACCGGCAATGGCCAACAAGAATTTATGTGTCTTGGGATTGTTTTTAGAGTACTCGCCATACTTGGCTAATTTTTCTGCGATATCTGGATGCTTAGTAGCAAATTTAGATTTAATATCTTCCCATTTAGCATCAAAGTTTTTAACAGGTTCAGAATTTTGTAGGGCACCGCCTAACTTGTTAAACCACACATCAGTAACTTTGTTAGAAATTTTGCCAGCGGTATCCACAGCTTTACCAGCAAGAGTTCTATTAGAACCTTGTGCTGTAACAGATTGCTCTACATTTTTAAACAACTGATTGATTTGATCAGGGGCAAGTGCTACCTCCATCAATGTTGGATGTATTTCTTGTTGCCAGTATTCAAAGTAAGAGTCTTTGGTATTAGGGTCAAGAGATTCAAAGATATTTTGTAAATTTTCAAATTTCATATATGTAGAGTCCGAGCTATCAATTATTTATATAGAAGTAATGAGCTAATGCTCATTTGCGTTTTCGCTTATCGCTCAACGCACTTTTCTTTTTTAGGAGATTGATTGATTGTTTTTATTATGTTTTTTTAGAATGAGTGTTTAAATATTCATGTAGATTGAATGGTCAGACGGAACCTTTTATAGGTTCCATCCAATCTTTTCATGTGAGTTGCGCAGGCCAAGACATTGGAAGTAGGTGTTTTACCGTTATGCTAATGGGCTCTGACCTTTCCCAACCTACGTCGACTACGCTGTTGCGCCTTAAACCTCGTTCCTAGGTGTTTAAGTTTTTATAGCACGGTTTTTTTGTATGCTAACATTCATACTATAGCAATGCGTTGGGCATATGGTTCGAACCCTCTGACTCACTTCCAATTTTTCAGGATACTGGGATCTACCCAGGGGAGTGCCTTACTATGTTACGTGTCCGGTTACTACACCGGTTTTTCCACAGCGGTATTACAATCTGGCCCGCTAACCTTGTGTGTTAGATGATTTATTGTGTTTCAATAATGCTTCTTTTAGTGCAGCTGACTCGCCAACTCGTAAGTTGATAATTCCGTTATAGTAATCGTCAGATTCTAAAACTCTGCGTTCAAACTGCTCTCTTGCCTCTATATAACTAAGTTCAGCCTTTGATGTACAATAATAAAGTATTTCTCTTTTGAAGTTTTCTTTGCCTAGGAGTTCGATATCTTTAAGAAGTGAGGGTGATGAGCCGTAATATTCTTTCCAATCTGATTCAATTTTGCCTCGAATTTTTTTGCGTTTTTTTGTGCCGTTTTTTAATTTTACTGTCTTGTAGGTTGTTTTACTAAATTTGCCTAATTTTTTGCCTATGTATTTTTTACCAGAGAGGATATTTGTAATGATATACACAAAACCTATACAATCTTCGGGAAGATTATCGATTTTCTGGTCATTGTATATCCATGTCATTAACTATGTATCTTTGGTGGTCTTCCTGGACGTCCTTTTCTGGATTCTTTAAATTCTGCCCTTTTAACAAACATTTCTTTACGTCTAAGTGCTGCTAATCGTCTAATTTCAAGCAAGGCTTCTCTAGCGCGGATACATGATTCATATGTTCCGCTGGTTTCAAATTTATCCTGTGCTCTGATATACTCTTGTACAGCACTGATAAGATCTAAGTGAGTGTCATTAAATCGACTCACTGAATAATCTCCACATCGTTGCTGTAACTGGTAAATCCATTTTCTTTTATAACCTTCAACACGTGATTTACACGACTGGTTAGGTCATCTCTATGTGAGATCAAGAACACATTCTTATCACGCTCACGTGTCATACGTTTCAGCACAGCAATACTTGATTCAACACCGCTAGAATCCATGCCACTGTCAACTAGCTCGTCAATAAACAATAAGTTGATGCTGTGATATAAGTTCTCCCATACATCACGGAATGCCCAACTCATAGACAATATCAATCTGTTACGTTCACCACGACTTAGATTGTCAAAGTCTAGATCTTGTCCTAGTTGTGTGATAATAACACTGAGGTCATTCTGGAACTCAACAATGTGAGGCAGGCCAATCTTGTCAAGATAGTACGTCAGTCTCTGATTTAAGAATGCTAGATTTTGATCGATGATACGCTTACGCACAAAACTGTCCTTGTTAGTCAACAGTTTAAGCAAGAACTCTTGATGATCCTTAACACGAGCTAACTCGTTTACAGTTTCCCAACTAATTGTCTGCATGGCAGTGTTGCGTAGTTCTTCAATCTGTTCAACATAGGGATTCTGTTCAGCTTCTTTGATCTCGATGTCTTTTTCTAAGCCAGCTAATGTTGCTTTGTGATTCAGCGCCTGCTCTAAACTATCATAGATAACCTTGGGACATTCACCTAGTTCACCTAACTCAATAAGGGCACCAGTTAACTCTATCCACTGACTGTTAGTAGACAGATACTGTAAACTCGCTTCCTGTAAGGCAGTTTCTTTAGCGGCTAATACCTGTTCGTGTTTATCATCGTGTAGTTCTTGACCACAGGCATAACACTTGTGGTCTTTTAACTCGTCTATCTCTTTCTTTAGCTTTTCAATAACTTTTTCTTCACGACTCTGATCTGCCTCAGCACGCAACACTGCTTTCTTTAGGTCGTCGATGTCTTTGCGCTTTTGATTGTATGTCTCTAACGCCTTGTGTGAGTTGATCTCTAGGTCAATATCAATATCTGCCAACAAATTAATACCCTTGCGCAGATCTTCGAGAGATTTTTCTTTCTGATCATCCCATATTTTCTGTTTGCGTTCTAGCGATTCAATGCTTTGACCAATTCGCTCGTTGCTGGCTTTGATTGTTTCGATACGAGTGTTTTCTGTAGAAATACTGTCTTTGGTTAAGCGTAACTGTTCTTTCAAGGCCTCTGCTTTTTCACTGAGCAATGTAATACCCAACAACTGCTCGATGATGTTGCGTTGATCGTTGGCCTTCATGCTCAAGAAAGGTTCAGTGTAGGTATTCAAGGCCACAAGATGTTTGAACATATCGTGGCTCATGCCAAACACTTCTTCAATAGCCTTCTGTGTTTCTCGGCTGTCACCTTGGCTTTCGTCTAAGTCTAGCTGTGCCTGTTCCTGACCATTGATGCTGAAGCGTAAGACATTAGGCTTACGACCGCGTTCAATGTGATATTCAACACCGTCCTTTTCAAAGGTCACAGTGACCAGCATACCCTTGCTGTTGATTTTGTTGACAAGATTGTCTTTCTTGATGCTGGTCAAGGCTTGACCGTAGATGCCGTAACTAATAGCATTAAGTATAGCGGTTTTTC